CTCATGGGAAGCCCACCTATCAGGGGCAAATCTAAGACGAAAGAACGTCAGAAGATAGGATTTTAAAAGTTGCCAGTAGAGTCAGGATCATACGGGCCAGTTGTTGGCGCGGAAAGCAAGCCAAGCAAAGGAGGACCAATGTAAGAGGCCATGGTAGCATCATCGCCGGCAGCACGATTACCAAGCATAACAACCTGTGCGCTAGAAAGATTGCGAAACAGGAGGTTAAAATACTCAATAGGCGCGTAAGGGAGATTGGTAGGTAAACCCGCAAAACCAGATAAGTCGAAACCCCACTGAGTACCAAAAAAGATACCAGAAAAGTAGCGCGCTACCCGCTGATGTGCTGGCAAGCGAACATGCAAGCCAACCTGGGTGGAAGTATTTATAACCCTAGGTAAGGGACTAGCAGGTGCTCCACCAGCACCTACAAGACCCTGAATGGCGGAATCAACCGGGCTTGGAGAGACTGCGACATAAATGTCTGCCACACCGCCGTTAAGACTATAGAAGTGATAGTCGGAAGAACCTCTAACAAAAGCATAAGCTCTAGAAAAATAAGAGCCAATATTAAAAGACGCACGGGGCCAAGACGCTGGAGCTGCCGTAAGAAGGTTGGGAGCTCCATACCACCAGGGAAGGAGTATATTATTGCCACTAGAAGAGGAAGCTGGTACGACACCGCAGATAGTCCACTGTGGAACCTGGATAATCTGTTTAACGGAAACAATCTTCTCACCAATACACTCCTCAGCTGCTTTATTATTGATAGTTGAAAGTAACTTGCCTGACTGGTACTTTATGACCGAAATATCTCGGGCCAAAACGGGAGGATACGCAGGCGCACGCAAAATAGAAGACTCAAAGTCAGAAGCGCCAGCAATCTCTACCGTAAACTGTATAATATTGCTGACGGTGGAAGGAGCCTGCACAGTGTCCATAAGGGACATTGTCATGGAACCTATGTTTTCGAAAAAAGTCCTATAAGGATAGTTGGAAACATAAGGAATATCAAAGTCAAAAGAGTTACCGTCCTTAAAGTCGAAGATCTTGGAGTACGCGCCCGGTTGAGGTCCGGGCGTTCCGCCAGGACCATTGGCATTAATAGCAGCCACAGGAACGACCGGAGGGCTAGGCGTATAAACAACTGGTCTAGGATCATAATTTACAAGGACCCTACCAGTATGAAACTTAGTCTTGGCAAAACGAAAGCGAAGCTTAAAGCCCCCCTTCCACTGCCTAAAACAGCTAGCCACATAAAAGATATGGCTGGGAATAAACGCCGCCTTAGTAGCGGCAAAAGAGAGATTAGCGGCTGCAATATTAGTAAACGGCGGAACACCCGTAAAGCGCCTACGATACCAAAAATAAGAAGGACTAACTGCTGAGGCCCACAAACCCGTTCCAACTGGGGTGCTGGTGCCAAATGCACCACTGCAAAGTTGTGAATACTGACTAGTGATAAACGACAAAGCCATCTCATCCACAGCGGTATGCCCCAGATTAGGGCCAAAAGCCAAACTGTTGGAAGCAAAAGGCCCCACAACAGTGGCTATAGAAGAAATATCTGTGTTGCTCTCATTAGCATGTGACTGAAGATGCATACGCTTGGGTGGAATGGTAACTGTAGGCTTAGAGTAACCAAAATACCTAACTACACGAGAAGCAAGGCCAAAGGCCCAAGCTGGTGGACCGATCAAAGAAGACAAAGAGGGGACACCTTTCGCAAGATAGGACAAAGACTGACCAGCCATGTACAAAGAACTGGAAATAGGCTTATTAGCGTCAGAAAACTCTTCTGAAACAGGAGGGAGACGCTTAGAGGACTGCATAACGATGTTAGCAGACTCCGGATTAACCGCACCAAAAATCTGCATGTCCTCAAGGTGAACCATGAGCTTTAGCCAAGGCAAAGTGGCTCCGGTACCAATTAGCACAGGCAAATATGTTATCAAATTTACAGTGCCCAAAGGCACGACACCGTTGATGTCATCATATTCAGTCGTGGTCAAAAAAGGCACTCGCAACTGACACATAGTATTCTCAGCAATGTCCAAAAGGACATGGGGCAGATTGGTTTGCATGCCCGCAACTCCACCACGATTAAGTTGACCAGTCACATTGGCATTATCGACTGCTCCATACTGATAAGAAATGCCCAAGATACCTTGAGCAAAAGGACTAGCTGCAACTTGCAGAGTGAAAACCATAGTATACTTGGCGCCATAAGCACCAATAAGACGAGAGGCACCGAAAGGAAACCAGACGTTAAAGACCAAATTATTCGTGACTTGAGCTTCCACATACCTGCCCTCAGCACCGGCAACCGAAGCTGCCGAATAAATCAGACGGGGACGGGAGAAATACTCAGTCAAGTTTTGAATATCTCCTTGTGATTCAACTAAAGTAGACTCGACATGATGGGCTGCAAGCACGTCAACTGCCGTGCAAGCCTCTTGCTCCATCGTTGTTAGCCCTGTAACCTCAGGAGCACCTGAGACCGAGAGGGATGCAATATTGTCGCACGTTTCCTGAGAATCGCGCTCGGCTATTGCGGCCGAACCTGAGGTATTATTATTGATGGTAAGACATATTTCAAGTGGAAGCCGTCTCAAACTCCCACCAGGACAAGACTTCTCTGGGTTTTAAAGGAGACCCTGAGTAGTAAGATTTAAAAATCACACCAGAACCAGAAAGCACCCTGTCCGTAGCACGACACCGATCTTGTCAATCATTTGCAGTCGCACGACGCGTATTTGCGCCTTCAGTACCAATCATCAGTTCTGCGAAGAACTGCCTCAAGGTACGATTTTCTATTTGGTGGGTAACGCGTACCCTTCTTTAGGACAAAAAGTCTCTCCACAATTGTGGAGGCGTACTGGTCCCAAACACGCTGTGGGTGCATGGACAGTTCTTCCAATGCATTCTCCCACATGGAAATGACGATATCTTTGACAAGCCTCGAGTTCTTGCACCAATATGCCGTGAACAAAAAGCTGTTAAGATCGAGAGGACACAGCCACCTGCCATCCTCAAGCCTGAAAGCACGCTTTAGGAACGTCACGTCCTTAATTGTCATATCAGTCTTAAACTCACCCGTCTTGTCACCGGGCGTGTACACCACACCAAACTCCCTGAACAAACACTCGGACACACTAGACTGGTTATAGATTCCACCCAAACGATCACTCGTGTTAACGACATTGTCGTCACCATAGGTGAGGGCCGCAACCTCCCGCCAAAAACCAGACCAATCACCCGTGATTGAAATATAAGCAGACACAAGCAAAACAAGCGAGTAGATGGAGTTGATAATGGTAGTGAAAGGATGGCCACTAGGCAAAGACTTGTTCCACTGGTAAATGTGCCTCTGATCAAAACCAAGACCACCAATGTGACGCGAATGCGTCATGTCACACCACAGCACTCGCCTAATGCGAGCATTGTCCGGACCATCCGCATACCACTCATTTATCTTCTCAAGCACCTTATCATGTAAACAAGGCTGCTCAGAAGAGTCAAATGCCTTGAAGTCCCCATCAAAAACCAAAGAACCCTTAGACGACAAGAAGTTGGCCATGTCGCCAACGTCCGAATAAACATTGACTCCTGGGGCCATACCCGATTTGACGCAGCAAGACATAAAAGCCGCGCTAAAAGCACCAAACATCATTCTCCACGCCACAACATAATCGAGCGGCGCCGCAGAAATCAAGCGCGTAGAAACGCTCTCAACTTTAGCCGGCGACCTCAACTCATCTTTCAAAAAGTCAACAAAAACAACAGATAAACGCGTGTTATTGCGCGCAGACTCGAGAATATGATCTACGCGCTTGCGCAGCTCAATTGCGCGCTCACCCTCGAGGCTATATTCATCATCCTCACCAAAGAACTCTTTCTTGCCATTCCTAACCTCAAGGACATACGGATATCCAGCAGATGTGGCCCGAGGAATGCTACGAAACTTCTCACTGGGAATACCGAGAATGGCCTCCTCGAACGTGTAAACCTCCTTAGACCTGTTCGCAATCATGCCCATAAGGGGCTGCAAAGCAATATGTACAGCCTGTTCCAGGTACGGTTGGGAATAATACTTAACCGGCGAAGCATAAGGCTTAACCGCATTGGCCATAGGAAAAACCATCTGGCCATCTCGAAGCACAGGCCCTAGTGGCGCTGGCTTATCATTATATTCACCCAAGACACCGTATTCTGAAGTCACAAAGTATCCTGTCTTCGGCGATAAGTGAACTGGCTTGTTCACAGTATAGAGGGGCAAAAAGCTACCCGGTTCCGCAAAAGGCAAGACATTGGAACTGTGAAATTCTACTCCTCTGTCTGCAAGGTCGGAAGCAAACTCATCCTTAATAGTCGCAAACATATCCGCCGCAGCCGACAACATCTCCTGCGTGACAATCGCGGCATAGCCGTGCATCTTGTCCGTAGAGCCAGCAAAATGTACACCCATACAGACACGACCCGAGAAACGAGACGGGTCCAACGCAGACAAAACTGCGCCACAATCACCCGACTCCGTAGAAGCGTTGTAACGAAGATACCTCTCTATCGTGTGACCAGCGACAGTGAGCTTGTTGCCCCTCAACAAATCAGTAGAAACGTGAACCTTACGCATTGCACCCTTACCGAGAGCACCACGTTGTTCAACGTTGCAAACGTACAGCCTGACAGGATGGCCACCGATATTTTTGGCGTCTTTCTCATTAATAAAATTGGCTGAGATGTTACGATGTGCCCTAACCATAGGCACTTCAAGAAACTCGACTTCCTTAGAGGCCAAAGTATGTCGACGCATTGCAAGGTATTCAAGCGCCGTTAAAGCCACTTCGAACTCTGGGTTGTTCGCATTACGCAAGGTGATGTTGTTACCCTTGGCAAGGCTGCCTTCAGAAACAAGCTTGACAATCTCACGAGTAAAGTGAGCTGGTTGCAAGGCCAAACGATCCTTAATGAAAAGAATCTGGCCCACAACAACAGCGTGCCCTCCATCAAGCGTCGCAATGAGTTTATAGGTGTTAGCATAAGCGTTAGTGGCTATAGCATCATCATAGCCCTGCAACCTGGGGCTAGACATCTTCAGGCCAGTACGGACAGGACCACGAGACGGTGTATTGCTCTGCATCTGTTTTTCTTTCTTCTTTTCACGACCCAAAAGCCTCCCAGGTGCACACAGAAGCACACTAATGACATTAAACAGGAAACGCATGCCTTCAGAAACTAACCGAATTAGCAAGGCGCACGCAATCGCCTTGAGGAAGAAGGACAAGGTCTTTCGGACAACCGATGCCTGAACTTCAACCTCATCGAGAATCTTAGACGTCTCACTCAGGCTAGGAAAAACATCAGCCACAACGTCACTGTAGCTACGCGCACCCGACTGCAACTCAATGACTGGCTCATCGAACAACTTGGACACAAAATCCTTCAAGATGTCTTCCTGCTGACCATGTCCAACAAACTTCTTGCGAAGATCGTCAGCCATAGAAACGATAACCTCCTTAAGGGGAACGTAAGTTGAAGAAGACAAACCGCTCAAGTAGTCATGACGAGAGACCTCCCAAATATGCCACGGAAATCTGTCGACGCCTGTGGCCGTAACAGAAGCCTCCTTCAAACAAGACTGAAAAGCCTCGAAATTTAACATACCATTAGCAAGCTGGTAAGGCTTGGTGACACGTATGTGGTAAGGATGAGAGATACGCCGTGAAACAGCTAGCGGATCAAAAATGACCTCACAAGCAGGCTGGTAGATGGATGGCAAATTGGTAGTGCCATAGATCATTTTAGACGAAAAATATATTTTACCTTTGGAAGCAAGATCAGCGAAGTTGAGCGGAAAGGACCACGTGCTCACAGCACGAATGATATTCATATAGTCATTCTCGGTGTTAGTCTTGTCAGGGCGCGCTTGAAAGCAATCGTCCAAGACAAGACACTCCTGACCTGCATAACCGTTCCAGTACTCGGAAACACCTTTTTGCCAGATTTGGCTAATGGTTTCTTCAAAAGTGGCCTCAGCTGTAATGATGCCACTCAGCTTGAGCACACTAATGCAGAAAGGCACTGCCATCAGAGTCTTCCCAACTCCGGGCTCCCCATAAAACATAGCCATGCTGGGCTCCAACCTAAAGTTGTTGCGCGCCTTAAGGGCACCCTCATAGGGCTGAAGCGCCGCTGACGCCTTGACAAGATAATCCTCAACACTACGAGCCATAGGAGTACCTGCATATATGGCCTTAAAGTCAAAGCCACGTCGAATCACACTAACCATATGGGTCAAGCGCTTGGTGTCAATGTCACCGCCGGTACAGCTAAGCTCAAGGATCTCATCCACCTCTGCTTTCCAGCGGTGCAATGCCACATTCTGTGACCGCATGAGCGAAATCTTGCCCTTACCAAAAAGCGACCGGAAGTAATTGATGGCCGTCTCAAACGCCTTGGTAAACCAACCCAAAAAAGTTTCCCAGCCCAAAGCTGCTCTATCCAAGGTGGAAATACGTTTAACAAACTCTGTGATAGCAAAAGGACGCCTACCCTTGAGGGCTGAAAAGCAAAAAAGGGTAGCGAACAATTTGGGCGCACCAGAAGCAAATGCATCGAAACCACTCTGAAGGACAACTGTTCTATCTTGAAAGAAATCAGAACAGAGGTCCCACACCTTGGGACCGACAACCTTAGCAAGGACGGAGCAAAGTAGTACGGGAAGAACTGGTCCTTGCTTAAGGATTCTATGAAAAACAAAAAACATAGTCATGATCAAGGGCACGGTCCAAAGAGCTGAACCCAAAGCACGCTTGAACTCAGAACCAGCTCCTTCTATTTTTTTTTTTATTGTGGCCATGAGGCTGCCACCGATTTCAGCAGCGCCTTCAGCCTTTTTAAAGAGTCCAACAAGACCCTTGACCAACAAACCAGCGCCAGCAATACCCAGGCCGCCCAGAACGGATATGCCGCTCTGAAAGACACGACGCACCCCGGAGCGGAAACCAGAAGCTGGCGACACGGCCTTAGTGTGCGAAAAGGGCCCCGTGAGCGAAGCCGAACCGCAAACACCAGGGTGCAAACCAGACTGATACACTGCAGGGTTACGCTTGTCGCGGTGCTGCTTGATGTTGCGCAAGCGCTCCATCTTGGGCACAGACTTGCGCTCAGCCTCAGCCTTGGCGGCAGCGTGCTTGCGCTGCTCAGCCTCGCGCTCGGCCCTCTTGTCCAGCTTGACCTGATCACCCGCCTGAAACACTGGGGGCTTGCTCTCGCTAGACACAGTGGCCTTGGGCGACAGACGCCTGAGCCTGCGCGCCAGCCTGCGCCTGTGCATCGTCATCGCGTGAGACTCACCAAGAGCAGCAAGCGCTTTGTATAGAGGAGCGCTGGAGTAAACGCGCTTGCGCTGCTGCTCCATGATGGACACATTCTCGCGACACTCACACAGCCGCTCACAGGTGCGAATGCGGGCAAGCTCAGCAAGCCTATCACTCACTCTGTAGAACTCCCTCTTTGGTTTGACCCAGCTAGCCCGGGCCTCGTACAGCGAAAGCTTGCATGACTCGCTATACAGGAAGCTCTGCACCTCATCATCGTGCTTCTTCTGAAGCCCCTCATCGACCGCAGCTTCAAAGACATCCTTGTGAACGGGCTCATCAGAGCACGTCCTCTCAAACTGCACATCAGCGCGCAGGCAGGCCAAGCGCGCCACAGCCAGGACATCTGTGAGAAAATCACCCCAGTACTTCTCACCGACAGAGACACCCTCAGGCTGAAAGAGGCGCTCTTCTTCAAGGAGCGCTTCCGTAACCCACTCTTGGAAGACCAGCATCGCTTGTGGCGTAAGCACACCAAGGTGCGCTCGCCACTCTGCGAGGAAGGCCTGAACCTCGAGCAAGCTGGCAAACTTCTCTGCCAACACCTCATCGAAGCCCTCGGCGCGCAGATGCGCGCAAACCTGAACCTTCTCGAAACCGGAAAGGGGGGTAGTGGGTATTGATTTAGACATAGGGTGTTCGCTGCGCAGCGAGAGCTAGGGACACATAGCGCAATCGTAAACTTTGGGGCCGGCCTCCGTGATATTCGCTGCGGACGAACACTAATCAAGGGTCTGGAATGTCCGTAGTCTTTGCTCTTTGGATCACAATAACATCACTAACGCACGATACATTTGTGCGAAAGTAATGGAAAGTCACCGTAAGCATCGAGCACAGCTGGTTCCTCAGCCCAACAGATTAGGAACATGTGTCCAATCGCTTCATCGACGAGGTCTGACGCCTTACTCGAGTTAGTCCCTGCCTTGGCAGAATTCAGCGCCAGGACGATAGGCAGCTTATCGCGTATACCAACACGACAAGCACAAGGCTGAATATCAACCGATTCTCGATTAAGCTAGGTTACCAGGCGAGCAACCTGGCCCTCGTGCATAAGTAAGGTTCGCTGACCAACCTTACAAAGATGAACTCCTGGTATGGAGATGGTAAGAAGGAAGGATGTTTGTTGTGAATAGAGGATTGTAGTGTATTACTAAAAACAACAAACGCAAAGCCATGGCGAAGATTGGCTCGCGAAAAATATGCAAAGATGAACCCAATAAAGGGATGTGTAGTCAAGTCATAAAGGAGAAGTCAAGGGGTGCACTCTTAAACTCAAACACTGCAGGGTCGGCAAAGTGGAAGAGCGTACGCCAGTGAGTCGAAACTACAAAGGCCATCACTGTTCACCAGGGGGGGGACAAAAAGTCCCAATGTCCCTTTAAGGTACCCAGTATTAGTGAATGAGTCCGCCGTGCATAGCGGGTAAATATCCCGTAGTGCGTATTACACT